CATCGTTGTACCCACGTAGCCACTCACGATGCTGCATTGTATTACGGTCAATGCCGCTATCCCCAAGGAAGAACTTGCCTTTGTTCCCCTTGGTCATCTTGCCATTCATAAAGGCATCGAAACCCCACTGGTATTGAATCTTTAGTGGGGCATCGTACTTGCTTAGTCCATTACGCCTCATCTAGATTCTCCTTTACATCGTAATTGAAAAGTTTAATTGCTGTAACAGGGTCAATCTTGAACCACTCTCCACGGCGTTCCTCTGCAAAGTGTTCAAACACCTTATGCATGTGGCTTTCTTTCAAGTGCCTGTCTTCCGTATCAAGTCGTGCAATGATCTTGTAATCACGAAACGGTGAAGATGTCTGGTAGCCGTTGCACCTATCGTCTGCGTTTACTGCCTTGCCTACCTTGACCCACTCAGGGAAAGCAGGATTAACAATTGCATATACCTCACCAAGCGTAGTCTTTTCAATCTGGTTATGTGACCACACATCATCCAGTGATTTATACCTACCGGGCTTGTGAAGCGGATGTGACGTGGGAATGTACTTGCCATTCACAAACATGCGAACATCATTGTTCTTGTGGTACTGGTCAATCCTCTCACGCTTACCTGCTGTCTTTGTACCTTTAGGGCGAATGTACCACCACTCACCGTCCTCAAACACAGCCTCTGTCTTCCTAGTTGCTCTCTCTTTCAGCTTTATCATGCTAATCTCCTCTACTGTTCAGTTGGGGTTTCTTCTTCTACTTGCTCTACTGATGCAATCAGTGCTTTACTGAAAGCGTCCTCTGCTGCAACAAGCTGGTCAATGTTAAACCTTGCCTCTGCAATGCGGCCTTTCAGATTACGTACCTGATTCACAAAGTACTGCGACTGCTCACCAAGGTCAGCGAAGTCGTACTCCGTTTCGTTAATCGTGATTTTGTTTTGTTCTGTCATCATGCTTCTCCTTTTCTTTTGTCCACTCTTTGTATTGCTCAGAATTGCGGGGTGGATTAGCAATCAACCAATCCTTACCCCGTTTCCAAATCAGTTTACTACTCATTGAAATAGTCTGTCAAGATGTCCATCCTATCAGAGTGCATTGCAATCTTGTCCAACTCACCCTGTATAGCTTCCATAATATCAGAGTGTTCTCCGATACCTGCTGGATTCTTGAGGTATGTCTCAATGTTCATTACATGCAGATTGATATTTGCCTCTGCGTGACTTCTCAGTACTTCTAACATTCTCTCTCTCATTTGTCAACTCCTTTCTGTTTAAACCTATGCTTGAAGAATACAATCAAATTGATTGTGGTGTTGACAGTGATAGCTAGTATCAGCCACCACTGCCACCATGTAGGCATGTCCACTCCTTCAATCATGCTGCGTTCAAGTCTACAATCTCACACGCATCTGCGGTACATGCTAACTCACGTCCACCTGATGTTGTGTCTTCTTTCTCAAACTCCTGCAGCTTTGACCAATCGACACTCTTAGGCATCTGCACTAACATAGCATCATATTCATCTTCTGTACAGTCCTGATATGGTGCTTGCTTGTATGTATGGTCACTGAATGGCAGGAAGCTAATGCCTGACACTTCATCAAAGTGTTTGTACACCCAAGCACCCACGTCCATCCACTCGTTCTCTTTCACAGAGATTGTCACTGATGGTTTGTGTTCACACCAGTAACGCTGGTAGGTAAGCCACAACTCAAGCTGTTCAATAGCCGACAGGATTGTGCGTGTAACCGCCCCACGTGGTGATGCCATTGGGAAGCTGAACACTGTCGTGGACTCAGGCTTCATAACATCTGGCTCTGCTGGGATACCTTCCGACATAAGGAACTGTGTGAGCGGGTCTTTGTTATCGCCACGTACAGTCCGAATGTAGTGTGGGTTGTGCCGTGCATGAATACCAGACGCACTGTCTACAAGCTGCGACACTGTACCGCTAGGCTTGACACATGTAATAGCCGTTGACTGTGGAATGCCAAGCTGTTCAGCCATAGCAGCATTAGTCTCTACTGCTGTGTCACGCAATGTCTCCAGTGTCTGCCCAATGTTCTTGCCAAGATGCGCGGATGTACCACTGAGCAAGTCGTTGTCCATGATGCCTGTCAGTGACACGCCCAGCAAACGCTCTTCCTCTGTGTTCTTCTGCCATACCTTACGCAGATATTTGAAGTCAGTCAGTGTTGACTGGAATGTACCCAAGATTGTAGCCAAACGTACCTTCTCACGTAGTGTCTGCTGTGTATCACCAGCACGGGCAACTACTTCTGACAGATTGCAGAACTGGTATGGACGTAAGATAATTTCACTGCAGGGATTGCATCCGAAATCATGTTGCGTATCACGTCTACCATTCTTGGCTGCTTGTGTCTGTGCTGCTGCACGGTTGAAGATACCACGCTCCCCTGACTTAGATTCGTACAGAGATACCCACTCACGCATGAATGTACCCATCTCTGGCTTACCTTTGTAGGCTACGCTGTTGTTAGCCAGCGCACGTTGGCCTTCATTCTCCCACCACATACCTGACTTGGCATGTGCCATCTGGTCATCATTCAAGTTAGACAGGCTGATGAGTGCGCTCCGGCGTACACCACCGACAACTACAACCTCCCCAATCTTACACATGATATCGTGACATTCGATTGGGAATAGCTTACGACCTGCTGCGTTCTTGAACTTGGCAATGACAAACTCAAACAGTTCCTCTAATGGTGCTGGACCACTGGCACGACCACCGAATGTCTTGAGCCTTGCACCTGCAGGACGTACCTCTGATACATCCCACTTGGGAATCTGACCTGCATACAACAGAGAGATAAGTTCCCGCAGAGACTTTGCCCAACCGGGGCGGCTGTCACCTACCTTGATTACTGTATCTGTATTGTGCATGGCTTCATTAATGACAGGCAGTTTGTCCACGTTCTCACGCTCCACAGAGAAGCCTACACCAGTGCCACACATGAGGATGTACATAGTCTCATCGAATGCCCGTGGGCTGTCTATAGGCACGTAGGAACAGTTATATGCACCCACGTGGCAGCGGTCTAGTGCTGGGCCGGATGTCATCAAGGCTCTCATGCTAGGCATGATGTCTTGGTTCAGCACAGCCTCTTCTAGTTCGCCACGCAGTTCATCGGACAGCACGTAATTGCATGTACTGTACAGGTGGTTCTTCATGTAGTCAAAGTAGCGTTCTACTGTCTCAACCCATGTCTCACGGCGTTGTTCATCTTCTTTCCATCGGGCATACCGTGATAGCGCGATGAAGTTTTGGTAGTCTGTTGGTAGATAATTGTTCATATCTCTCACTCCGTTATCGTTCTCATTGTTCTAATGTCGGCACCTTCCACGTCATAAAAGTATTCACGTATGCCATCCTCTATCTCCTCCCCAACCTGCCCATCAGCGGGTACGGGGTATTCCTCCTCGTCAATATCCAATGTGATGAACATTTTAACTCTCACCATTTGCCATTACCTCTTCAATCAACTTATCCAGATACCACTGGGCCTTCTTCAAATCCTCAAGCGGTTTATCCTTGTAGTCAAAACGCCACAGGTACTTGAGGATGTTTCCCTGTAGGTAGTACTTGAAGCCATCGTTAGTGGCTGCAGAGATAGCATGAATACACTCAATACCTGTTTGATTGTAATGTGGTGGGCTGTTCACCATGTCTACACCACCATACGCTTCCTTGCCAGCTTTCTCCGCTTCTTCCATCATCTGTTTCATGTACGCCTCGTGTCTCATGCATTACCTCCTGTCTTAGTGTTGAAGTTGAGATGAACTACGTTACCGTCATACTCTTTCTCTACGCCCATCTCTTCCTCTAGTTCTACATCAACTTCCATCTCGTTGTCAATAACACTTGTGACATATTCATGCACGACATTACGAATAGCTTCCTCTTGTTCCATGATAGGCACAGTAGCACACATCATCTTACAAAAGTGCATAACCTGACTGTAGTCTTCATCATCCATTGGGTTCTTGGGAAATGCCATGATTGAGATATCAATTTCACCACTCCAATGCCCATCATCATCAGCAAAGGGTCTGACCCGAATAATAAAGTCCTCGTCATTTACGTTGTTCATAAGTTCATCTTTGGTCATTTTCTAATTCTCCTTTTAACTGTTGAGTTTGGGTGGCTGATAAAGTTTGGGTGTTTGTCCTTACCTTTCTCTTTCAGCCAATCTTCTGGAATGATGCGGTCATAGTATCTAAAACCATTCTTGATGCACCAATCCCCATATGTTGTCTTTGCTCCTTTACGTATCTTGCTCTTGCTATTCTCAAACACAAACCGAATGTCAAGTTCTGGATGCTGCTTCTTAATCTGCAAGTGTTTACGCCGATCAGCAGCCATGAATCTACCTTTTACCTCGACTATGATACCGTTGTCAAGTATATAGTCAGGAGTATAGGTGCGGTAGGCTAGGTCTTCCCATTCAATTTTGATGGCTTCATATCTAAACGATATTTTATCTGCCTTCAACTTCTCTGCTATGGTTAGTTCTAGCCCACTGCGATACCCATACTTACGTGCGGCTCTCCATGCTTTATGGTACAACTACATCTCCAATATAGGCCACCATTGGTGGAACCTTGGCTTTCGACATAACTGACGGCTGTTCCTTTAAGTTATCCCAACAGTCAAATCTGTATGGGCAAAACTTGCAGCCACTGTTTAGTATCGTGTTGCCTGTCTCCTTACCTCTGAACTTTTCGGCTACAGGCTGGAAACACCGTTCAAACTTATTCTCCTTTACTGTGTCTACGGTTTTTTGTATCTTAGCTATTTCTGTATCCAAGTCAAGTCCTGCCGCTGGCACATACTTGAATTGACCATTGGCTTTATTGACTACCCACCAGCCGCCTACATCCTTACCAGATGCCTTGGCATAACCAGCTAGTTGCCCTACATAACCGAAGCCATCCCCATCAGCCAGCGTTTCATATGATTCAAACTTGTTAGTGTAGGACCAATTAGATGCTGACTTAACATCATCGACTGCACCATCAACAACAATATCATATGTTCCATTAACGGATGCACCATCCAGTTCAAGTGTAACATGTTCAGGTTCTTCATACTTTACTCCTGCTTCTCTCAACAGACCCTTGAATACTGCCTCAACAATATCGCCAAGCATCATGTTCATTATGAATGTAGTCGGCATCGGCAATGCCGCCTCTGGCTTATTCTTCTCGTACCAAAGTTGGCAAGTGGGGCGACCTACGTTTGACATCCGTAGTTTAAAGTCGCCCCGCTTTTTACCGCTGCCGAACTGCTTGTGCAGTGCTTCAGCAATGTCGGAAGAGACTTGTTCAATTGTCTCCTCAGACATCTCTGTTTTGCCTTTGACTGCATCCTCCATATATTGATGGAGTGCAAGTTCAGCACGGTGATGCATTACGCTACCTCTTCATCAATTTCAATGTCAACCATGTCATCGACAACATCAACATCGTCATCTTCCATTTTGGAGTTAGCCTTCTCTGCCCATGCATTGATAATGTAGTTGTTGTAGTTATCAATCCATGACATGAAGTCACCGAACAATGCCTGATCCTGTTCAGTCAACTCAATGGTATTTGAGACATCCAGCGATGCCACAGGCACAAAGTAGGAGGCACCTGTTGGAATCTTACGCTCACTGGTGTTAGCAGTGATTATGTGCTGAATGGGCAAGCGTTGCATCTTTGCCAAAGTAGTGAAGCTGGAACCGATTTCCTTGAAGGCATCACGGTTATCAATCTCCCAGATGAACGGGGTAGGTGCTACTTCAACAGGCTCACCATTCTCATTCGTTGGGTTAATCAACTCCACCTCACCAAAGACAACACGTACACGCTTAATCTGCTTGAGCAAGTCTTGCTGTGACTGCGGGAGTGCTTTGAAGTCTTTGATGTATCCTGCAGGTTTACCACAGTTAAACCCACCGTCATTATCTTTGAGGTCAATGTCCAGTGTATCTGCCATCACGCTCTTGATGTAACGATTGGGATTCTTTGCATCACCCTGCACGAAACGCTTGTGCATGAAGCGTTGCATGAAAGGACGCATCTTGATAGCGGTAGCGTAATGTGTAGGTCCGTCAGGAATCTCTAGCTTATATGCGCCACCTTCTACCACTTCTACGTTCACCTTCTTACCGTTAACTTCAGCCGTACCCATGATGGGTGAGTGGCTAATGCGTAGACGTGCAAGTGAACTAGAAGAAGATGAAGTCTTCTCATGTGCTATGCCCATAGCTTTCGCCATAGCGGCATAGTTGTTCGTATCTACTGTTGTCAATTGTGTCATACATTTCTCCTTTCTTCAGAGTTTAGAACCGTAGTTATATCACGCTACGTCTTTAGTGTCAAGCCAAT